CAGCTATAGATAAAATAATTGTTATTATTAAAAGTATTGTTTCTCTATTCATTTAACGCTCTCCTTATTTCCAGTTATTTTCTATATTGTTATATCTTCTTTTTACGTCTCTAGGTTGCTCTCTACCCCATTTTGTTTCTTTTAATTTGAAGTTTAAAATATCTTCAGATTTTAATATTTTTTTACCTTTTATAAATCTGTGCATAAGTCCATTCTTACTAATATTAAACTGATTGTGATAATCTACTAAATGAGCAAAAGTCTTTTCATTTTCAAACTCTGGAAGTCCATCAAGACTAGCCACATAATTTATCACTTGCTGTATATGTTCCCTATCAAGTTTGTCTATATCAGCTCTGAACAGCCTTAATCTTTCATTCAAATGATTTATATCCTTATCAAGATTCAATAATTTTTCCATATCCTGATTTGAAAATCCACATATATTTTTTAAAAAATTTCTGGCTCTTGCATTATGGGTCACATCAAATTGACTTCTCCCAAAGCTATAACCTGATTTTCCACCTGCATAACTAAATTTACATATAACATTTTCATTTCCTGATATTTCATTTAGCGCTATTACTTTCATAATTTTTTCTAAGTTTATATTCTCCATTATATCTCTTATATTCATGATTTTTCTCCTTTAAAAATTATTTTTACAGCTGAATAATTTTGATTATAACAGCTTTATTTTAGGCAAAGTATGCAATTATACTAGGTAAAATTGGATATAATTCTTCTATTGGAGTATTTATATCTACATAGTTATTAGGAAGCTCTAACCATGCTTCTCTAAAGCTGTCTCTGGCTGCTTTCCCTTCTACACTTTCTTCTATATCTCCCCTCAAAACAGCCTTGTCATACAAGTCCAGTGCATTAAATATCTTTTCTCTTTCTGCTCTAGCCTTTGCCTTTTCTGTTTCTAGTGTTATAATCCATTCTTGTATATAATCCTCTCTTGTCTTTTCCACAATTACACCATCTATAATTTTTTGGCTATACGGGTCATAGCTGGTAATTTTGCCATCTATAAGCAGCTCATTTTCCGCCAAAGTTCTTTGCTGTCTTACCAGCTTCTCTTCTTCTGTAGCCTCGCGAATGGTGTCTAGCTCTGGTAAATATGTTATAAAATGTGGTAGGTCTTCCCCTACATATAAACAAGCTTTTCCTTCAAAGTACTCTGCCATATTTTTTATAGGCTCATCTTTAACAGCGAAAACACAAGACACTCCTTTTTTAGCTTGTTCTCTACTTATATAAATATATTTTTTACTCATTTTTTATCACTCCTTATAAATTTAGTTTTTTAATATAAAATTAGTGGATCCCGCTTACTATACAGTGCATATTTGGAAGAGATTAAGTTAGTCTTTTCCAGATATTAACAACTAGATATGGAGGCATATTATTAAAAGCTGTTCCATCTCCCATATTTTGTGTATAAGGAGCTGCGCTGGTAGACATTCCTGTCCAACTATTAGAAGCTGTAAAATTGAACTTCACACTATCGCTATTATCACTAACACTTGAGCCATGTAACCAACTTCCATTAGTTTTAGAGAAGGCTCCAGTTGTAGCAGCATATTTTAATTCTTTAGATGCTTGCATAAAGCTACCAGTTATCTCTTGTGTACCTCTTCCTAAGCTAAAGGAATCTAACTGTAGTTTAGTGGCTGGTAAGTTAGCTTTTGTAAGGGTAGTTGTAGCACTTCCACCAGTACTTCCAAGAGCATAGCTACTGCTAGACCCCAACAGGAATCGCCCTTCTATTTTCTCCCAAGTTGTTCCCACCCATTTTACTGCTGGATTTTGATTACTTGCTGTAAGTAGAATATCCCCAATACTATAAGGACACATAAATGAATAATTTGCTGTGTTAACTATCCTTTCCCATTTAGTATTTTTTACTCCTTTTAGAAAACACCTTGTAAATTGTGCCTCTACATTATAATAAGATACTGCATTTTGATATATAAAACCTCCATAAGTCCATACTTGAACTAATGCTTGATCTCCATATGGAGCATTTGTCGATGGAGGACTACTTGTACTCCCTTTCAATATATAAAAACCATCTGTTATTAGATCGTCATAATCTCTTATATCATTTCTCTCTTGATATTTATCCATTTTTCCTCTTATATCTACAGCAGGATTTCCACTTAATCTTCCAGTTTCATCAATTATTAAATTATCACCTACTATTATTCTTCCTAACTGTGTGGTAGATGCTATCTTAGATATTTCAGTATTTAAATCACTGGCATTTCCTGGATATGTGCCTTTGTCTAGTTTGCTATTATTTAAATTTGTTAAAGCCTGATTAGTTGTTTTAGCGTTTTGGTCTAATTTGTCATAATTTTCGGAAATATGTTTTGTTACATCAACAAAGTCATTTGGCTCTGGTTTTAATAGTTTTAAGAAATTCGTTAATATTCCCATTAGTTCCCCCTTTTTTTATTTTATTTCTGCCTTTTGATAAATTTCATCCCAAGTAAATGGTTCTAATTCTTTCCATTTGTAAGGTGATAATTCTCCCCAAGTTCTATACCTTATTCTTATTTCGTAAGTCAAATGAGCTGGTTTATTCAAGTCCACCATTTCTTTGAAATTATCCATATTTGGTGGAATTCCTATTACAGATGTAAAAGATATTATAAAATGGTAATCGTTAAAGTTTTCTATAACTTCTATTTCTCCATTTGTAAATATTTTTGCTTGTTCTTTTAGAAAGCTGGGTGTAAATATACCTTTAGCTTGGATAGTATAGATTACTCTTTCAATTCTGTCTTGAAGTGAGTAATTATCCACAGGTTTTAATTCCATAAACTTTTCCCATCTGCTGATTGTTTCTTCGGTTGAATCAATTATGAAAGTGTATGTATTGTATTGACTTATATCCTTTCTTCCTATGTCAACTTGCATCTCAATTGAGTTAAACAAATCTTCCATTAAAGAGTTTCTAGCTATGTTGCTTATGTATTTAATCATATAGCATTCACCTTACCCCTTGCATGATTTCTACATTGTTTAGTACAACAATCTTATCTCTTTCAACTTCTATATTCCCAGTTGTTTCTCCGTTCACAGATAGCGAGGTATAGTCAAGAACTCCATCTACAGATAATATTACAGCTCCAATTTTTCCTATACTAACTATTGTAGCATTAGCATTAGAAGTGTATTGAATAGTATTGTTCATTATTCCTTTTTGGATATCTGCTGTTACATCTTGCTTTATTGTTTCTATATCATAGCCAGATGCTATTTTAATTGTTGCTACTATATCAAGATCATATTTTATATAACTTACTACAGTAACATCTGCTCCAATCGGTCTGCCATCTGCTTGCTCTATTCTATTCTTTACTGCTTCTACAAGCTCTGGACTTGCTACATTATAGTCATAGCCGCTTATAATTACTTTTACAGTTCCGCCTCCATTCCATACAGGAATAACATCAACTTTTTCTACCCCTTCAACCTCTTTAGCCCATTGTTTATAATCATTTTCATTTCCACTATGTGCTGGTCTCATTATTTTTTCTTTTGCTCTAGCTATTAAGGACTCATTACTTTCAATATCGAATCCACCTGTTATAGCTTCCTCATTTGTAACTGTGTATATATTAGTGTCTGCTATTTCAAAGGCTACTATATCACCTACTCCACAATTTCCATTAACTCCACCAACTAAAGCTTGTATTCTAGCTTTAGCTTTATCATCACTTCCTATCAATGCTACAGATAAAGTTTCATATTTTATTCCTGTTCTACTTAATACTATTGTTCCTTTTGGTATTGTAGTTCCTGTTTTTCCTGTTATAGTTATTTCTCCAGATGCTTTAACCTCGCTTCTTCTCTGAACTCCAAATATTAAAGCATGTTTATCTACATATTCGTTTTCTGTGGCTGTATCTATAAATGTTTGCTTACTCCACCATTCCAAATAATCGTATAAGTCTTTTATTTCTAATGCTGTTGCTGCTGCTATATCATAATCATATGTTCCCTCAATTTTAGATAAGGGATTTTGCATATTTCCTAGTATATTATTTCTTATTCCAATTAAAGTTTTAAAGTCCAATTGCATCTACCCCCATATTTTCAATAGTTCCATATACTGTATCTACAGAAAAATAAATATATGGATGTTGCATCCCTTCAGGAGTTTCAATGCTAAAGCTATGCAACCTTGTTATATATGGATTTACTCCTAAACATTCTCTTATTTCATTTTCTAAGATAGCGTCCTTAATAGTTTTATCATATATAGTTCCTAGCTGTTCTTTTAGCTCATTTCCGTAGTTGTTACTATAAGCCTTGTATTTATATCTCTCCGTTTTCAAAGCTCTCCATATCCATACTTTAAGAGCTTCTGAACCTTCCAATGTAACTATCTCATTATTTTTTATAATAGGTTCTCCAGTTTCAAAATCAATAGCCATTTCTTTAAATAAAGGCAATTCACTTTCTTGTGTTTCTGTTTCATTTAAAAATATTTCAAATCCTGCCACATTATACCCCCTCTATTGCTCCTGATGGCATTTTAGTAATTTTACTTACAACTACCCAATAAACACCCACTATATTTACTAAAACCTCATCACCAGCCTTTAGCGTGTCCTCAAACCATATATCACCGTGTGTCTTGTATGTTCCTTTACCTTTTAAGCTTCCCGCTGTTCCCTCTACCCCTTTTATGCTCGGTATAGCATGTGTGTGTGAACCTTCACCAGCAGGTGATGTACTTGTAGTGTTATTAACTTCCATCTTACTTAAACTTAATTCTATATCGTCTACTGTTCCATCTATTGTATAATCTCTATGGTAATGAGGTAATAAATAGTTACTGCAATATATTTGTTTTGAAGGAATAACTTGTTCAGAGAATCTTAATGTTAGTTCTGGGGGTGCTGTCTCTACTTTTGCTATAAGTTGCGTTGGCATAGTTACGCCTTGTTCTTTCATCATCGATATTAAATCATTAGCCCAATCAGACATCCAAACCTCCTTTTTAAAATTATTTTATCCTTTCTATAAAATCCCATTCTACTTCTTCACGTTTTTTCTTCTTTTTCTTCTCTTTTTGTTCAAGCTCAACTTTATCCATCACGTTATCGAAAATAAGTTCCATTTCTACGTTATAATCACCATCTTGAAAAATATGTTTGTCATTTTTAATTAAAAAACTTCCTATTAAACCTTTATTATGTTCTTTTACTGCCACGGAATACCCAGCTATTAAATCAGGATTACCATTTGCAATGACATTAGCATAACTCTGTTTACCCTTTAGCATATCTCTGGCATTAAAGATATTGTTCATATCCTTAGTATATTCAACAACATCTTGAAATAGCCCATATTTCTTTTTATCTTCCTCATTGGCTACCTTATCAATTATTTGTTGTTTCTCTTTTTCTGTTTTATAAACAATTATTTGATTGACCATTTCTTCGATAGATTCACTATATCTTGTACTTCTCAAATCGTTGTAAGAATCAAGCTCTAAATCCTCTAACAATACCCCTTGATCTGCTATTTCTATTTTCCCATTATCACAAAAAACTGAATATATAGCTTTATCTTTATTGTGTTGTATAGTGTAAGCAGCCAAAATTATTTGATATGCTGATTTATTTATTGCTGGAAAAGTGCATTTAACTTTATCTTTTGGAAGTCTCCCAACTTCAAGTCCTAATTCTCCACATATTTCTTTTACTATTTCAGATGGAACTCTATTAAAATAATTTTTTACAAAGAAATTTTTATTCAAATAAATAGAGTTGTCGTAAGCAATAAAATTTACATTTTTTCTATCTGTATTTTTTTCTACTGTAAATATTTTCCCTTTGAATAAAGTTTCTGTTCCATCTAGTTTAAATTCAATATTATCTCCTACCTCAACATTTATATTTTCTGATATTGGAAAGTCAACATTTAACTTCCTTGAACTTCCATATATCCCCCCACCCCATTCAACTTTAGTAAATTTTTTTTTATATACAGTTCCATTTATTTTTATCTCTATCATAATTAATCCCTCTTATATAAGCCAGTTACATTATCAGTTATTTTTCCTTGATCTCTAGTTTCAACTAATGAAATCTTTATGTTCATATCCCTTGTTCTTTCAGTTACACTATATTGCAATCTATCTATTTTACACTTATATGTTATTAGTAATTCTGGAACAATAAAGGTTAATTCTTTCTTTTCTTTTTTCCATTTTTTTAAAAGTTCTATTGCTGCTGTTGGTGGCAATGGATTTTTAAACGAAAAGAAACGTGATGTCATTGATGGTAGAAAAGTACTGAAACTTATTCTGTCACATCTTCTTTCCCCGAAATTAACCTTTTCTCCAAAGTCTATTATATTTATAGATACTGTATTTTGTTCTGTTGTTATTTCTAAATCAAGTGGTGGTATCACAAATACAAAAGGTATTTTACCGTTTAATAATATAAAATTAGGCTTCATATCCACTCTCCTATTGTTGTGTCATTTGGGCTTCTTCAATTTGTTTTACCATCTGTTCTCCTATTTCTTTTACAAGCTCATCTCTGTTTACATTTTTATCCCCTATTTGAATTGACACTCCTGTTATATTCACTCCAGCAGTTCCTTGGTTGAAAACACTAGGATTTTGAGTAATATTATTGCCGCCCGAAACAAAACCATTTGTTGTTAAATAACCCCCAAATTCTGAAACGGAATTTTGTTTTCTTTTGAAAAAACTTTCTGCTAGTTGAGATGTGCTTAATCCTAAATTATTCTCTCTTTCTTTTGCTCTTTTATCTCTCCATTCTATCATTTTTGGCGAATTAACATAAGGCTCTAAGGCACTACCTAATTTATTACCGAGATATACTCCTGTTCCCCAACCAGTCATCGCTGCTGCCAAATACGGATGAGACGTTGCGAATATAGCCCCTTTAAGAGCAACATAAGTCCCCATGACAATTTTAGCTTTTTCCTCTATTTCATCTAAGAAGGCGTTTATATTTTTAGTGGATAATTGTTGTTCGGTAACTCCGTTTATAGCCTTTGTCATTTCTTTTAATTTTTCATCGATTATTGGAGCCAATCCCTCACCTAAAGCATTACCAAAACCGTCTACCGCGCTTTTAAATTCTTCTAACGTTTGTTTGCTACCTTTTATTACTGTTTTATAAAATTTATCAAGCGACCCTTCGGCGTTATTGGCTGCATTTTTAGATTTTTCAAGTTGCTCATTAGTAGCCTTTAGCAAAGCTGAGAACGCATCCATGTGATGAGCACCTGCAACTGTTGTCATAAAATAGTTTTGTTCTGCTGCGTTCATTTTTTGAAAAGCTGGTTTCATATCTTCAATTATTTCCAGTATCCCTTTCCATTCAATGTGTTTTTCCCCGTCTGCCCCTATTACTTCTTTGTATAAATTCAAATCATATTTTTTGAATAACTTTTGCATTTTTTTATCATCTTGAGCCTTGAAAAGTCTAGCGTATATAGCTTTCATTGCGGTTCCAGCTTCTGCTCCTCTTATACCATTGTCTGCTAGTACTCCCATTGCTGTAGCTATATCTTCAATCTTTTCTTGCCCTTTTGTTAAAGTTCCTATTTTTAAAATCGTGTCAGCCATGTCACTCATGGTCATGTTTGTTCTCATTGACATATTAGCTAATAAGTCAGCGTATCTTGTTGTATCTTTGATGCTTATTCCAGCAGCTGTCATGGAATTTGTTAAGTAACTCGATGTTGTAGCTAAATCATCACCAGAAGCTATAGACATTTTTAATAACGTTGGAGTTATTTCTAAAATTTCATTGACAGTTTTACCAGACATAGCTTGATGCATTTGAGCTTCTGCTACTTGTTTTGCTGTAAATCTTGTTTCTCTTCCTAGTGTAATAACTTGTTTATTTAGCCTTTCTTGCTCTTTTGCGCTGGCTCCTGTTATAGCTGCATTTCTCAACAATTGGTCTTCTAAATCAACCCAACCTAGATATGATTTTCCAGTAAATGCAACTGTTGCTGCTGTTGCTATCTTTCCATATCTTTCTACAGTATTAAAACCTTTTTTAAATCTTTCAGCTGTAACTCCTAATTGATTGCCTATGCCTTTTAAAGAACCACCAATTACTTTCCCACCATCAGCCACTTGACTACTAAAGTTCTTAAAACTTTTAGAAGCTGAATCTATTTGAGAAGAAAATTTATCTTTTAATTCTAAAGCTGCACTCAATATATAGTTGCTCATGTTATCTATTCTCCTTTATTTTTGACATAAAAAAATCCCCAGATAATTGAATATCTGAGGATTGGAATAAACTTATTATTTTTTGTTTATTTTTGTTAATCAAATTCTATATTATTACACGATATATCCAAACCTTTGAAGTTATCCATACTTTCTGAAATTATAGTATAGTTGTCGAATTCGTAAACTTTCCCTAATTTTTCTTTGTATTCTTTAGTGTTAGGGTTACCTTCCATCGAATCGGTAGCTATATCATACACAGAATTTAAAATATTTTTTTTCATTTCTTCATCTTCTATTGCGTTGTTTATTTTAATTACTAAATGCAATAAATCGTTTTTTATTATTTTTTGTCTAGAATTAGTTGCATAATGAAAAGCGGCTATTCCTAATGATGTTAGTTTGCCGTTGTCTGAAACAAGTGTTACCTTTTGACTAAACTTGCCGTCTTCCTTTTTATAAAAAAATATCCCCTTAAGATAACTGTCTTCTTTTAAATTAAATCCATTTTCTATTAAAATATTTTGAAGCTCTTCAGTATTTATATTTTTCAAATAATTATCTTCTGAAAAACCTGAATTAAAGATTAATAAAACAAATAATAACGTCAAAATTTTTTTCATAATTATCTAACTCCTATTTAGTAATGCCATATATCATCTTCTGCTTCTATTTCGCCTATGCCCTCAACTAAGCTCCATGTTTTTTCTCCTTTTGCTGGTTTACGACTTGGTTTATCAAAATCAAAATCTTTCCAATAAGCTTCTTTATACAACTTGGTAAATCCAGTGCCAGAAACTCCAAAGTTAGCACCATTAATATTAAATTTTACTATATTGCTATCTCGTAAAGCTCTAATTATAGTGAAAGAATCTAACCCACGAAAAAGTACTGTATTTCCACTCATGAATCCGTCAACTTCATCAATGCCATTTTTGGATTTCAATTTCATTGATACTTCTTTTGATGGGAAATCAGCTCCTATAAATCTAAATGCTGCTGTCATGCCCAATTCTTCACTTCTTCCAATTAATAATATTCCATAAGAATTATCAGTAGTTTGACCAATCATATAAAAGCTAGTAGGATAACCAAATTCATCTGATTGACGAATTTTTTCCCAAGAAAAACTAAAACTAAAAACCAGTAAACTAAATAATAATATCAATAATTTTTTCATAACACTCTCCTTTTATGTAATTCATATACTATAATTTTACCTCACATCACATAAAAGTCAAGGCATTTAATTAATTAAAATCCCCCAGTAGAAATACTAGGGGATTGTTTTTATTCTTTAGTTGTTAGTTTCTCTGACTTTTTTATTTCTATGTGTACAATACCGGTTTGATTTTAACTTTCAAAAAAGGTATAATTACCTTTGAGAAAGGAGTGAATTTGTATTTAAATTGAGAAAGGAGGAAAATTAATGAATTATCTATACACTCCCTTGAATTATCAAGAAGGTGGCAAAACTATTGAGGCTACTATTTCCGGAACTTCTTGTAATGTTATCCTTTTAGATTCAAATAACTTAGCAAAATACAAGAGTGGAAAAAAATTTGATTATTATGGTGGTCATTTTAATCATTCGCCTGCATTAATCCCTATTCCACACAGCGGAATATGGCATGTAGTTGTTGATGGCGGTAATGCCAAAGTTTCAATTAGGATTTATTAAAAAATGGAAGGGGATTTATTCCCCTTCTCCAACTTTATAGCCATATTTTAACCAATCTACAACTTCTAATTTCTCATTTACTAAAATATTACCTATCCATTTACCCTTAGGATCGTATATTGGTATTCCTATTCCCGTTATATTTTCTTTGTTTTTATCCAATTTATTCCCTCCTTTTCTATTTTTCATTCATGTTTATTTTTTATATATCAGACATTACTTTTATGACCTCTTCCTTATTGTCTTTGAGTAAAGTTATTATACCAGAAGCTATAGTATCAACTAAATTCTCATCATCATAGTCATATCTACCAAATGCAAATAACATGGCATGAACTAATTCATGTAAAAGAACTTTTTGTTTCATATGCTTAGGCAATTCATCATCAATTAATATTTCTTTTTCTCTTGGAGAAAAGTACCCATCAACATTCACTCCATTCAATTTAACATCATTTTTAAACTTTATATTTATATCTAGCCATGCTATTTTGAGTGTCATTATCCCTCCCTATTAAGTATACTAAAATTAATAAAGTTCTCTTTATTTCCAATCCTCAGATATTCAATTGCCAAGGTTCATTTTTTTATTACATTATCATGCCATACATTATAAGGAGGTCTTTCGTCTTGAGTTCTCTAAGCTCTTTTAATGTATGCCCTTTGTTAAGGTAGTGAGCGATTGTGAAAGCTCTCCAATCACTCTTTATGAGTTTTTTATATCGTTCTCGACTATTTCTATTGCATCTTTTCCATAAAAGCCAGATTTATCAAGTATAGCCTTTGCTATTTCTCTTACTTCTCCAACTGTGAATATTTTCCCTACTATTTCAGCTGGTTCAAATGCTATTCCATTTAATTTCCCATCTTTTAAATTAGGGCTTATACAGTTGTCATAAATTAAAAGTTCATCACTTTGCTGTTCTGTTATCACTGTCATAAGCTCTTTGAAGTTTAATGGTCTTAGTTCAATCAACTTATCTAGCCTTTTAACTTTTACTTTTATAGCTTCTTCTTTTTTTGGTTTTGTTGCTAATCCTAAAATATCTTCTATTGTTAAAAGTTCATTATTCATTATTTAATTTCCCCCTCATATTCAACATCTTCAGGAGTGAAACCAAATGGCATTTCTTCTGATATAGCCTCTCCTTTAGTTGCATTTATTATATTTAAAGTATTAAACCAAACATTGTCTATAGATACTCTTTCTTCTTGTCTTCCTACTGCATCTGGGTCAAGTATAGAAAAGACTATTTTGCTTCTTGTATCATTCCCTTTTTTCCAGTCTTTCAAAATTTTATTAGCCCTCGAATACACTTTGTAAAGGGTTAATGTTCCTTCTCCAGTAAAGCTTGTTATTTTACTATCTACAGACATTCCAAGCTGTACATCTGATCTATTAGCTGTAATAGAAGCTGTTACTGCTGAAAATTCAGCTATGAGTTCATTATCAACCCATAACTTACCATACCCTCCAGTAAGCGTTTTATTTCCTCTTAAATTCTCTCTTACCATTTAAACCTCCTACATTGTTATTACAAGATGTAAATCAACCATTGTATTAGCAAATCTTACATCACCAGCAAGAAATACTTGATGTCCACTTGGATAACTTAATATTTCTAATTCTGTCAACTCATCTGGGTCTTTACTATCTGCAACTACAACTTTTCTTTGTTCATCATAATCTATCTCTATTCTGTTGTCATAATCAGCACTTAATACATTTGGTTGAAGGTCTTTAAAATATATTTTATTAACATTTGAACAAAAATTCATTTTGTTATCATAGTTATTTATATATTTACCCATCCAATAATTTCTGAATGTATCTCTTATATCATCTACAACAATACACATACCTTCAACAACCTTAATGAACCTAGTATCAGATTTCCAAGTGCTATCAAAAGCTGTCTTGCTGTTTACTGCCATGTTTATCCTTACTTTTCCATCATCATTATATAAGCTTAGTTTTCCTAGAGCTGCTTCTACATCATCAACCTCTATCAAATCGCTCATAATCAAATTATCAGCTGATATATTTAGAGGAAGTCCTGCAAACATTCCACCTAGTGCCGCTGTGTATTCTTGTCCTGTAAATTCTCCTAGTTTAGATTTAAAAGTTTTATTACTTAATTGAACAATAGCTACATGGTCTGTATTAGTAGCAAAGGAACTAATATATTTTACTGTCTTGTCTATTGCTTCAGTTCCAAAAACTTGTTTTACCCAAAGAACAATAGTAGTGTCTTCTTCTTCTGTAGCATTAGGAGCTACCAACCAGTTTATTTTTCTCTGTTTTATTTCTGTGAGAATAGTAGATATTTGTTCTTCTGCTCCTTGCACTCTTATTAAAATTTTCTTTGGACTGTAAGTATACATAGCTAGCTTTATTAAATTTATACTTTTTGTATCCCATTTAGTTTCATCTATGTCTGCTATAGTCCCAACATTTACCCACTTTTCAGTTTGTTTAGTATCTTTAAGCACCATGCAAAGTATACCCAGTGCACTTCTTTGTATAACAGTTGTTGCCAAAGTTTTAAATACAACACTTATATCTGGTGTTGGCTTTATTTGTCCTACTCCTGCCATTTATTCCCTCCTTTATGACTTGAATGATAAGTTCAAATCTTTAAATTTAACTTCTAATTCTTGCATAAGCTCATAATCATATGGTTTTCCATACTGATCAAATAAGCTGATGCTAAATTCATAATGTCCTACTGTATCAACTATGTGCATATTAGTATCTGCCATAGTCAATCTTCTATCTAACACAGGCAATATTTTATTACCAAATACTTCAAAATGATTGTCTACATTTTCTAAAGCTTCCCAAGTTTCAGTATTATTTCCTTCCTTTTTTTTAGGAAAATACATAATATCGTAGTTAAGAGTTTTCAATTCTCTATAGTTACTATCCCATTCTTTGTAATATGTTAATAAATCAACAAAGTAACAAGGTCTATCTATTTTGTTTATATTCTCATATTCAACATCTATTCCTAATTCTGCTAGTTTCTTTACAATAGCTTTTCTTATATCTACAACTTTCATAATTTACCTCATTAATTTTCCCATCATTTTTTCAAGATCTCTATAGAAATTCAACTTTCTATTAAATATTGCTTTATGTAGCATTCTTCTACCTTGAATAAACCCAACTATCTTTCCACCTCGTTTTAATCTATGCCCATACTCAATGTGATTCACATAGTCAGTATTGTTGTAAACTATTTGTTGGAACTCTTTTCTTTCTGTTTTTCCTGTTCTATGCCATGCAGCTCTCAAAGTTCCTGTATCAACTGGTGTATATTGTTTAGCATCCCTTATAACTGCATTAGCTTGTTTTAATAGGAACTGTCCTGTTTCTTTTGGAAATTCTCTTTTAAGAGTTTCTATCCTTTCAAGCCAACTATCCATCCCCTTTATCTTCATTTTCAAGCACCTCACTCATTACAATTTCCTTATGTGGTAAAAGATGATAGTAAGCAAATGGCAGCCCTGCTCTAAAGGTATATTTTTCATTTCCTCTATAAACTATTAATTTATCATTTTGCTGTATGTCAGTATCTATATGAGTGAATAAGGTAAAAGTTTGCGTTGTGCTATTTACAGGATAACCTTCTGTAGAAGTAGAACTTTCCCTATCAAGCATACATTTAATGCCTGAATATAAAAGAAAATCTTCATCTGTACGTCCACCATCTTCATCATCTATTTTTCGAGGTCTCCATACATCTACAGTATCAGTATAAAAGTCATCTACCTTTACCATTTGAACCTCCTATATGTATATAATTCTTCATCTCTTCCATACATAAGATAATTTATCCTATCATTAAATATTTTGTCTGGATTTGAATATTGAGAATCAACAGCATATTCAACTTTTACCTTTCCAACACTCACACTTTTACCAACAGAGGAAAGGTCTATTCCGACCAATTCCCCTGTAGTTTTTTTTAGCATCAGAAATTCTCCAACAACTTTATCAACATACAATTCTACTAATCCATCAGGAATAGTTTCTTGAGTATATTCTTGATTAGTTATATTGTTAATACTGTTTAAGACTTTTTTCATAAGGTATTCTATTATTTCTTTATCTTCTTCTTTAACTGTATATTTAAAAAACTTCAATCTCATTACTATATCATCATAAACAGCCATTTTAATCACTATCCTTTAGAAATTATTCTTGCTATTGGAATTGCTTTATGGTTTATATAAGCCTTTTTAGAAGCAGAACCATTATTTACAAGTTCCCAGTTTCCACCATTTTCAAGTTCTGCATCTGTTGGAGATAGAGAAGCTTGAGTTTTCTTTGTGTATGAAATTCCATAAGGTGCAAATACTTTTCTTTGTCTTGAATAAAGAGTTGTTTTTCCTCCATTTGTTTTAGGATCTCTTGACATTTCAAAAGGGATTTCAGCTCCTATATTTTCATAATCAATTGCCCCATCTCCTAAAACATATGATGTATACTTTGTATATCCATCTCCTGCTCCTGATGATGATTCATCCACTTCCTCAGTCGGCATATCATCATCTATTAATACTAATCTTCCATTCCAAGTACCTAATGCTAAATCTCTTTGGACTCCATTTGCATCTGTTTGTTTTAGATATCCTAACAAATTAAGATTTTCTAAGTTTGTTGCTACAGTAGAATGCATAATTACAACTGAGAATTTATTTTTATTATCTCCCCCAGCTTGCTGAATAGCAGAATTGAGAGTAGTTACTCCTACTTTTGCTTCATCTCCTGTTTTCCCTGTAATATCATAAGTATGCCCATCAACAAATGCTAAGTTTCCTGCACCTGTCATCGAAAATATACCATTCAATATAGATAAAAGTGTTTTTTGATCTATATCTCCCCAATATTCAGATACTTGTGCTGCCACATTGTCCATAAATTCTACTCCACCAGTTATATCAGCTGAAAAGTCTAATTCTGTCCAAGCTTTAGCCCTTCCAATTACTACTACCCCTCTTTCATAAGTATCTGTTGTTTCTTCTGTAATATCAGTTTTCCCATCATAATTAACAGGAGTTCCTCCTAATGTTCCAAACATTGGAATAGTTGCATAAGCTGTTCCTGTCTGATTGCTGAAAGCTTCTCTTATCTGTTCATTCCCTCTCAATGCTCTTGACTTTATAAGTTCCAATCTTTTAAGATTAGGTATCCTGTCAACATACTTCCCAAATGCTTCTGGATTAAAAGTTTTTTCGTTAAATTTTGCCATTTTTTACCATCTCCCTTTTTTAATTAATTTTAGCTCCTGGATTTGCTGCTAAATAAGCTTCCATCTCACTATAAGTCATATCCTTTATATCTTTTTTTGTACTTTTCCCTGCTGGATCAGTTCCTTTCGGAGTTTCTGTTTTGCTTTCAGCTTCAAATAAAAATGCTGTTCCTTCATCTTTTGTTAAATTTTTAATTTGATCTTCTAATCCTTTAACTTTCCCATCTTCTCCTATTTCTAGGTTTTCAAGATTGAGTAAAGCTTTTACAGCTTTAGTATTTTTAGCTTTAGCTCCTATCAATGCCAACTCAACAGCATTATCAACTTTTAATTTTTTTATATTATTTGTATATTCTGTTTCTTTGTTTTTGTTTTCATCTTGGATTTTTTGTATCTCTGCTTTTAATGCTTCTGCATCCCCAGTATTTTTCTTTAAATCTTCCAACTGTTTATTTACAGTTTTGTTACTCTCTTCCAATTGTTTTTTAATTGTTTCAAGTTCACTATATTTAGTTTTTTCTACATATCCTTTCAACTCTTCGGTAGAAGCAGCCTCAACTTTTTTAGCTGTTTCTTCATCTAGTCCTAGTTTGATTAGTTCTTCTTTTTTCACTTTTTACCTCCTAAAATTTAATAACTGGCATTGTTGTACTTCTGCAATTTGGATGCATTGATGGATAATTAATTCCTACAACCGCATCCTTGACTTTAAAAATCTGCCCATTAAGTTCCTTACATATCGCTGATGTTCTGTTGTCGATCTCTGCTAAAAACTCATATTCTTCTATTTCGTCCTCTTCATATGCTATTTTTGTGGCTTCATTGAGAGCATAATTCAATTCTGTTCTTACAAGTCTTTGGGTTTCTTTGTAGCCACTACCCATTTGTTCTCTTATTCTCTTATTTAATTTTTGTGGATTTACTCCTTGTATAAGAGATTGAGTTATCTCCTTTTTTAATACTCGGCTTAATTTATCTCTATTGCTCCATATCCTTTCAGAAAAGTTCTCTCCACTCCATGGGTATTGTATAGCCCTCTCTATTTGATTGAGAGGTAAAATTGTGTTAGCTCCTTTAAAACCGATGTCTTCTTGAAAAGCTTTAAAAGTAGTTTCATATACATTTTTTACATAATTAGTAACCTCCTTTTCTTCTTCAAATTTCTGTTTATTTATAACTTGGTTAGTTTGTATGACTAAACTTTCAAGTCTGCTTATTCTGCTTCTGACAGCTAATGTTTCAAGTTCTAATTTTATTTTTTTATACTTTTCAAGATTAACATTTTCATATTGCTTTAATTCTTTTAGATATCCTTCGATATCTTTTCTCCATACTTTATATTCGTTTGAATTTAATTTTTTTTGTGCTTCTGAATAACTCAATCCTGTTTCAGACATATATTTTCCAATTAAATTATTTATATTAGCTAATATTTCTTCTTGTGCCCTTACCATTTCAATTTTAAGAGCTTTCTCCGCTTGAATAGTAGTTTTATATACCTTCTTTTCTCTATCTCTTTGTCTTTTTTCCCAGTAGCTTTTACTCTTCATTTAAATCACCAGAACCTAAATTTCCATAAGGTTCTAATTCATCCTCTTTTTTCATTTCTGCAAGTTCTGCTTCCACATCAGTTACCCAAGGATGCTGTGATACTATTGTCTTTTTAGAAATTATTCCCTCTGATTTAGTACAATTATTTATAGCATCTGTTTCATTTATCAATATATCCTTGTTAAATATGATTTGAGCTTTTTCGCTTTCAAAGTCTCCAAATCCTTTATGTGATAAATAATTATTAACAAACCATAGGGTTTTATCAAAGGATGCTTGAAATTCAGTTTCCATTCCATTAGCGTCTAAATCTATATCAGAATACATAGATTGGATATTCATTTGATTAGGATTTGCTCCCATTCTTTTATCTTTTGCGTCAAATCCTCTTCCATTTTCTATAAGAGCATCTTTTAGTTCATCAAGTATAAATTTATAATTTTCATGATTAACCTCTATAGTAAGTTTTTCTAATTTACCATCTTTTCCAACATTAACAGCTCCAACTCTGGATAAATTTTCTCTAAATTCTCCTAAGTCTTGACCTTCATAGTTTGTTATAATTAATATAGTACTTCTTGGATCTTCTTCCATATTGTTTTGAAACATGGATAAAATTTTATTTATTGCATCTTGTAAATTCTTCACTCTATTAATAAGTGGTTTTTCTATCTGGTTATATTTGAATGGAATTAATGGTATTTTTTGCCAGTTGTATTCTTGTTCTCCTAATGAAATATAATTAGTATGACCTTCATATCTCAAAGAACCCCATTTATAACCATATCTATCAATACCAGAAGTTTTATACACTTCAACTTTTTCTACTGTTTCCAATATGCTACCTGTCCACTCTTGAAGTTCATAGATTCTTATAACAAAGTCTAGTTCAGTATGTTCTTGGTCTTTCCATACTGGAATAATTTCACTAGGTTCAAACTTTTTAAATACAAATTCTCCTAACGAATTATAATGAGGATATAACCAGCCTATTCCATTATTGAGACAATCTTCTCCTAAATTCTTCATAGTTACTAAAAATCTTTTATCAAACACTTGTTCTAATAACTTTGAATATTCTTTATTTTCAGTTTTAAAAGTAATAGGTTTTGATAGCAAATAATTAATTTTTTGATCTACAAGTCTTTCATATTGGTTATCAATTATTTTATTATTTGGGAGATTATCAACATCAACCAATCTTCCACCCTTACCTATAGCTTGTCTTTTGGTGTATAAAATATCATGATAACCTCTGTAATATCTTTCACCTGTCAACATATCCATTCTCACTCGGGAGCTAAGGAATTGATTTATTAAATATTCTAAATATCTTGTATCCTTAGTCATGTCTCCCCCTTTATCTTTTCTCTTAAACAATCCCTTAATAAAATCAAACATTTCTCACCTTACCCTAATCAAAACTAAATGTCTGTTTTGCTCTTTCTGTAAATATTGCATATCTTAAAGCGTCTAAAACATCATCATTTTCTTTTCTTACCTTTTCATCAGTTCCTTTATCATTCCAAGAATAGAGATACATTTCTTGGAGCCCTTTCTTGAACTTTTCTTTGATAAAAAATAGTTTATTTTGTTTTAAAAGACTTCCAACCATTTCTATTCCTTCAACTACAGCCTTGTCAGCTTCTTTAGCATTCACCCTATTAGGATACTCTTTTAATTTGCTTATATGTTCTGTTCTAGCTGTATCACAATAAAATGTTATTCCATGATATCTACTTTGCAATTCAAAAGCTCTTTCTTTCCACCAATCTATATATTTGTGTCGTTCTGCTATTTCTTCAATGAAATAGTAATTACCTTTTTCGCTTTTAGCCAGTATTACAATACTTCCATAGTGTTCAAATCCAAAGTCTATGCCACCAATATACTTTATTATATTTTCATGTTCTGGTATTTTTTCTATTAAATGTACTTTTTGGTTAAAGTCTCTGTACACTATTCCTTCAGCAGCCACCCACATACCAAGTATATCCCTATCATAAAACATTCCTGTTGGAGTTGCCTTTTCTATACTTTCAACATAATCAGATGGAAGAAAGGTATTATCATATAAATTAAAGTGAAAAGCTTTTATATTTAACCTACCATCATTAAGAGTTTGCCCACTCTTATCTATATAGTCTACCTTTACTGAGTGCATAGGATTTTCAGGATTGGTATCTATAAAGATTCTTGCTCCTTCATATGAGCATCTTGATATAACTTCTTTTACAAAAGTATCATGTAAAGCTGTACCTTCATTAAGAAATGCTCCTGCTGCTGTAAATCCTCTGACCGCTTTCCAACTATCAGAATTGCTTCCACCAAAGCAATAAATCATATTGCCCCATAGCTCAAAGCCTTGTTCTTTATTTAGTTTTATATTAGTTCCTAGAAACTCTTCCATATCATTTAATATATTTCTTCTTATAGTCGAGCTGGTAGCTCCGCCAATAATGAAAGATACACCCATATCCTTGTACTGTCTCATATGTTTCATAAAGGCTAAATCCATAATATAAGTTTTCCCTGCTCTTTTTGCTCCACTTGCTAACAATATCTTTGGCTTCTCTTTTACACTACACCTAAGAAGTTCTATTTGTTTTTTGGTAAATAATCTACTTAGGTCTTTACTCATATTATTTCCTCCAACATATCAAGGAACTTACCTGTTTTATCTTTTCCTTTCTCCCCTGGTTCAACCTTCTTCCTTTCAATCTCCAGCCTTTGCTTTTCTATCTCTATCTTTTGCATTGAGGTCAAGGCCTTTACTAATGTTCCAAGTTTATTTGTCCTTACAGTTTCAGTCTCGTGTTTAACTAGCTTTCCAAAGCCGTTTACCTCTTCGTAGATATTTAGTTCTTCTGTAGCTTGTAGTAGTGCTGTATTGATGTTGTTTAGGATATCGGCCATTACATCAGAGGTTTCATCAGATAATTTTTCTTTAGTTTTTTCACTGACATTTCCCTTATATTCTCTTCTTTTTTCTTTCCAATCATTCTTGCTTGAATAATCTTCTATAGTTTTATAACTGACCTCATACTTTTCACTTAACGCTTTGAGTGTGACAGGTTTTTCAGATATATCTGTGACATATTCTGTCTCTAGCTTTAACCAGTCTATCTTACTTCTTTTGTTGGTTGTCACATTGTCACGCTGTGACACTTTTTGTGACACTTCTTTTGTGACATCCCACTTGTGACGTGACTTCCATTTTCTTACTGCTGCTTCTGTAACATTATATTTAGCTGCTATTTCTTTTACAGGTATTCCATCTATATAATCTATTTTTGCTAACTCATGTTCTTTCACGCCATCTGTGACACCTCCTTGTTTACCTCATTACTACCCTTATCATGTAAGAGTATTAATCAGGCGACTTCCTCATGGGCCACATACTTGTAGAGGTGTAAGGAAGTCTATATTCTATTATTTAATTAAGCTACTTCTAATAACTTTATGTCATAATTTACTATAGCTATATATTGAGTTCCTAATTCTTTACATTTTTGATATATTTCTTTATAGTAAACTTTTTTATCCATGTTATCTTTTATAACCTTGCTGAATAAATCTTCTAATTGCTGTATTGATATAAGCTTTTTAAATTCAATTTTATCTCTTGAATTAGGTTCTACACCTACCAGCTTATTTACCAACTTACTATAAGTCATATAAAGCTTTCCTGAATTTTGACTTCCTTGTTCTGTTGCATACATTATCAAATCTTGTATAACATCTGTTTCTTTTCTTCTAACTAGCTTTCCTTTCTCTCTAGTTAATAGCCAGTCTGAATCTTTTTTATTAGATAGTATTTGCTCCATTTCCTCAAATCTGTTGATATATGCCACATTTAAATCAAATGCTTTTTCTACAGAAGAATTATAACCACCTATTAATTGGGCTATACCCTTTTTAGTTATTAAATAATTTCTAACTGTTCTACCATCTCTAGTCTTGTATTCACTGGGAATATAGAACTGCCCTGAAAGTTCAGGCGAGCTAAATTTATTTACATAATCATCAATTTTATTTAAAAGATTATCATGTCTTACTCCTAACTCTTCAGCTACCCTATTACTTGTTGTTACTAAAATACCATTTTTATTCTCGATCTTAACTAAAATTTGTTCCATTTTCTCATCTCCTTTTTTTATTGAGATGTTGGATAGGCAGTGTATAATCCTTACCTATCCATCTGTGACAGTTTTGGTTTATATTAATTTTATTAGCGGCTTTTTATGCAGTTTTTATTAGGCTGAACTGCTAACAGCCGAAACAGGAAAACTATTCCAATTGTTCATTCTCCTGACCACTTCTTTTGAAAGTAGTTTTACAGTTTTTGGAATTCAGACAAAGGTTTTCAGATAGATATCCTTATCCTTAAAATCATTCACTGCTAACCATTAATGTAGACCCATAGTTTTTCTATGCTTCTACGCATAAAGTGCTACCAAGTGTTTATGATAGCTATAACTGGGAGTGGAAGGAATCGAACCTTCGTGAGCTTCAGGCCTTCACCAACTTAGGCTACTGCTCCCATATATCCCCTCGAGTGAGGGAAAGGAGGACATTTATATGAAAAAAATTAGTAGTGGGTAGACTTCGATCGTGAGGTATACCCCCATTGAAACACATAACTTCAATACTGCTACCTTTAGCCTTTGTTATTTCGTGTACAGAGTTATGTGCTTTAATCAGGATAAATAAAAAAAGGTGGACCAGAAAAACTACAGACTTTTATCTGTAATTCATCTAATCCACCACCAGGGTCGAAAATTAGTTTTTTCATATATTCTATTTTCTCTTTTCTATATTATATAGTATTATTCCTTATTTTGCAATAGTTTTATCTTAAATAAATAACTATTATAGTTCTTCTTCAAAGGGAGTTTTTAATATTTTATTTACTTCTCCATTTTTATCTAATCTTATTTTTAACCAGCAATATTTATGTTTGCCACTTATTATTTCTTCAGCTGCTTGTTTGGTTTTTTTGCTTTTTGGGCTTTCTTGCTTATCTGTCATATGCCACCTCTATTGTTTTTTTAGAAATTTATAGTTTTTCAAATACCTAGAATACTTCTTTATATACTCAAACTCATTCGGTTCTATCTCTCCACCTGTTAAATACCTATTTATTATATTTTTTACTGTTTCCTCTACTTCTCCTGCTTTTGTTTTCATACTACACCTCTATTTTTTAAAATATTCTATTGTTTCTTTTATCGTTAGTAACCCTATTTCTATATACAATGGGATAAAAACCATCCCCCAGCTTAAATCTATTTTATTCAATAATTTTAATGTTACCATTATTATTTGCATGATATTAAAAGCATTTGTTTTCATACTACACCTCACTATATTAAATACAACCCTATCCCGACACCGATAGCTATACCAACTATCAAGAAGGTCATAGCTACCAGTATTAAGCCTGTTATTAAGTATTTTTCCATATATTCCCTACATGTCTATAATTGTATCTGTTAGCTTGTCTATAAATTTTTTATAATCTTCATCATCCATTCCGCCTAATTTATCTATAAACATATCTGTAGACTCATAATGACTTATTGGTATTTTCATATCTGTACCTTTATAGCATTTAATTTTATCTTGCCATGTTAATTCTAAAATCAACCCATTTATTATTCCTGTTAATCTTTCTCTTTGTAACTCCTCATATGTGTATCCGTTTTCCATTTCGATTCCTCCTTTTATTAACAAACCTTTTTATAATTCTCTATTATTTGATTTATATCTCCTTCAAATAATTTACAAGCTATTTCATATAACTGTGGTAATTTATTCATTATTTTATCTATATATTCAAGTTTATTTTTCATTTTAGGTTTATTATTTTTGTTGCAGTTATCTATTCTTCTTTTTATATCAACGTGATATTTTCTTTCAAATTCAAAGTATAGTAATCTCCATCTTTCCTGAAAATCTGCCCCTTTATATCTTACTACTGAATTAAGAATCTGTCTCATATCCATTAATTCTATCTTATCAGTAAGCCCAATAATGACATCTTCTTTATATTCTATTTCTTTTGTTTTGTGTTCTATTTCCTCTTTCAAAGGTTGAAGTTCTAATTCCAATAAAGCTTTATGTGATCTAGCTACTATATCAGGATCATTTGAAAATAAACCTAGTTTCAATCTATCTTCATAAGAAACTATATTTCCTAACTGTTTTTCTAATTCTTCAATATAAGACATTATATGCTTTCTTACAAATTTACTTTCTCTTACTAACACTTGTCTTGCTTGATTAAATGTTAGTTCAAACATAGGGTATTCTCTCCCTCTATCGTTTTTATAAGTTGACTGGGAAATTTTTCCCAGTGAGATTTCTTCCTCAAACTCATCACGGATTATTTTTAATAAGTCATTATGCCCTAGTTCTGTTTTATTCCCTTCCTGTTCTCTGAAAAAATTAATCTGTTCTACCAACTCTAAACTCGTAACTGTATTTTTTCTTTCTAAAACTGCTAAATTATTCATCTTCTCCCTCCTATCCTTTCAAAAATTTTTCTATAGCTTCATGCTTACTAATAAATTCATACTTATCAAAAATTACTACAACCTCATCCAAGCTTCTTACAATATAGTAAGCAGCTCCGTGTTTTTTAAGTTCTTTCTCAACTTCTTTTTGGTTATTACTTTGTTTTCCTTCTCCTGTTTTTACTTCTAGACCTATAAGAAGCCCATCTTTTAAACAGATAATATCTGGGAATCCTTTTTTTGCACCTTTAGGGAATACTCTATATGCTTTTCTCTTAGGGTCATACACTCCCATATTATTTACCCTGTGTAAAAATAACTTTCCTTGATTTTCTAATAACTGTAAATAGTCTATTATGCTTGATTGTATTTGAGTTTCTGTCATTCTTTCACCTCTACAAAATATACATCTTTTCCATCTTCTCTATTAATTCTTTGACAGAATCCTCTTTTTGTAGTTATACACCTATAATCACTATCAAAGGCACATATATCACAATCAGATCTTTCTGGATTGCTTTCTATAACTTTATACTTCTTGTTATCGATTTCAAATACCTCTCCTATCTTTCTTTCCATATCTGCCACCACTTTTTATTTTTTAAGTTTTCCAACTCTGATTTTAATTCAGCATTTTCATATAAAAGTTCCCTATTTGCTCCAGCTGCTCTTTTCCAATTGTCAAGAAATGTATCTCTATTATCTTTTATTATTTTTCTAATCTCCTTCAAAACCTCTTCCTTACTCCCAAGGTTTCTTGAAGGTACTCCTTCCACTCTTGTTTCTTTTTTCAAAAATGTATATATTTTTCTAAGTTCATCTCTAGTCATTTTATCCTCCCTAATTTAAATATCCACAAAATCTTATTTTTTTATATTTTTCTGGAAAATCTATATTTATATTTTTAAATTTTCTCCTTACTTTTTTCTTTCCATACTTTTTATATTCTTTATCTTCTAATTTTTCAATTTGCTTCTGGCTTTGCCTGCAATAAGCTACATAGCCTTTTCCCATCTATTCCCTCCCAGAAAATATTGAAAGTAATAATGTCAAAGTTAAAAAATATATCAATTTCATTCCAGTTCTCCTATGCTATGCACTCTAAAAATTCTTTTTCACTCATGCCTCTTTTGTTTTCTCCAACTACTCTTACTGGGTAGCACATATCAGCTATTCTGTCTCTAATTCTTCCCACACCTTGATATCTAAAATTTGCCTCAACCTCGCATTTTTCTATATCTTTGTCAAATTTTAGATTGGTAGATATAATCAATGGTTTTTCTGCTCTATATCTAGTATCTATCAAATTGTATATTTTTTCTGCTCTCCATGTAGATTTATCATTGTCTAATCCTTTTTCTGCTCCAAAGTCATCTATAATTACAAGATCACATTGTTCTACTTGCTTTAAAATGTCTTGCTCTGCCTCTTCCCAGCCTCCAGCTTTCAGTTTGTTTATGTACAGTCCTAAATTCATTACGAGTACTGTTCTCCCATTATCCATAAGTTGATTAGCTATGCAAGCAGTAGCAAAGGTTTTTCCTATACCTACATTCCCAAAGAATATCAAGCCTTTTGTTAACTTCTTTTTTAAAAAATTATCTGCATATTGTTTAGCAAATTGCATATGTAATTCTTTCATATCGGCATTTTCGAATTTGCTCTCATAGAATTTTTTACCAGTTACAGAAATGTCTTTATATTTCTTAACTTTGTTCATTATGCACTCTCTTATCCTCTTTTTTTCCATTTCTTCCATCTCTTTTTCTCTTAACTTTTCTAAACAATCACAAGATGGGATAAATCTAATATTTTCTTTTACGAAATCAGGTAACCCTTCAAAAATATGGTTGTTTTCTATGTATTCTTTTCCACAATAGCTACACTTTTGCATAATTAGCTCCTTTCAAAGCAGCCAGAACTTCTTCACTATAGTAGTCCTCTGCTCTCTCTTCTTTTGTTTCTTTTACCTGTGTTTTATCTTTAACCTTGCCTTTTGTTACTTTATCCTTAAAATTTCCATTAAGAGCCTTTTTTAAATTATCCAATTTGAATATAGTGTTAATACTTAGATTATTTTTAACAAATTCACTTTCACTCATTATCTCCAATGCTTCCAGTAGTTTTTTAGCTCCTAAATTATTATAAGCTTCAAGTATTACATAGTTATCTGGTCTATATTCATATTCTGGCAACCCTAACTCTTTATATTTTTTTAATATCTGCTGAATTATTACAGGATCATTATTTGAGTTTTCCTCTTCTGGTTTTTCAATTTCCTCTGTGTGTGTATTATTATTCTTTTTATAGTTATTCTTATTAAAGTTATTCTTACTAGCGTACAGCAACTCTGTACTACTGTCGGTACAGACCTCTGTACTAATGGTAGTACAATCTTCTGTACTTCTGTCAGTACAACTTTCTGTACTAGTACAATCTTCTGTACTTCTGACCTTTAGATAATAGATACTACTAGAACTAAAACATCTAACTTTTTCAATCAAATCAATTTTTTCTAAGTCCTTTATATTGTTTGATACAGTTGTTCTACTTGTACACTTCAAATCTTCCATAAGTTCCTCGTATGAGTATTTGATATATACCTTTCCTTTTTCATCTATCCATTTATTTCTGGCTGATAATCTAGTTCTTTCATACATCAGTACATAAGTTTTAAAAGCCCCTATCGATATCTTTCCTTCTATCAATAAATCCATAAGCCATTTTGGAACTTGGTAATATACCATACTATCTAAATCATTAGCTTCTATACTTCTCATTGTTACCTCCTTTTGAGAGGTGCTGCCAAACATCTCTCTTATTTTTATTTTGTATCTGCCCACCACAACAAAGATGTTTGGCTCTGAAGTGATGAACAGATATAAAGTAAAAATATATATATTATTTTTGTTAATTCGTGTATA